AAGATCATGAGATAGCATCCTTAGAATCTGGATTTTAGAGAAGCGAAAGCGGCAATGTGACTCAATCGCCTTGATTAGCAATAATTTTCTTTTCATGCTTTCTTTCCTTTTTAGAGTTGCGTTTTTTGGAAATCACAACCTGAGAGCGAAACGCCCTCAAGTTGCGAGCAATAGGATTACGCCTATTGAGTTTCAAAGTGTGAGATAAGTTCATTGATTGCCTCTTTAGTTGCACCCATGAAACCAGTTACCCCAAAAGGTGCGATAGTCTCAAGATGATTTAACAATTCTTTTTTTGTTGGCTCATCTTTTTTGCGAGCCTTAGCCTTTGGCTGTGCGACATAAACGCCCTCACGAACCAATTTTGACCGAACAGATCGAACCGATTTATCAATCGCTGAAGCAATATCTTCAACGGTGACGCCTGCTTGGTAGTCGTCAACAATCTGAGCAGTCATTTCAGGGGTGTAATTTACATTTTTCATAATAGCAACCTTTCGTTTTGCGTTTCGTTATATATTATATATAGTGTATCTGACCCCAAAAGTCAAGGGGGGTACATCACTTTTTTCAATCTTTTATTCCTTTAAAATCAATGACTTACGATTTTTTTTCATCTTTTTTTCTCAATGAATTCAATGGGTTACAGCGCGGGGGCCGGGCGCCCTCTAACCTATTGAAAAGGTTAGCAAAACCGCGTTTTTAAGTCCATAGTTTAATAGCATCCCAATTATCATGATATTTCTTCCATTTTGATGGGTAGTCTTCACCGCTCCAAACATCCTCAATATACCAATACCGTGGGGGATAATTACGTAAATGACTCCAACCTCCTGCTTTATGTCCAAGACTACGAATTGACGTTTCAGAAAGTGGGTATTTTGTAAACTCAAGCCATTCAGATATTTGCGCAGGCTTTATATCCTCAGCAAGCGCCGTTAAAACATTTGATCGCAGTTTTTCATAATCCCCATTAGTGATTCGTTTGTTATAAATAAGACCGCTCATAGAGGTTTTTTCGGGTCTCGGTAATTTAGAGAGTTTTATTTTATTTGCATCAATCATAATTAATCCTCCTACATAATGTGAGTTATAAATAAATACAACGCACCACCCCAAATGATTGTATCAGTTGCCACAGAATAGGCGAGATACAGCCCAATAAAAAACTTTTTCATGATACAACCTCTAATTGTAAATGATTCCATACATGGCGATAATTAATAGCAAAAAGTTTGTGAGCATGATAGGCTTGTCGGCATTTTGCCACCCATGAACAAGCCAAGCACAAGCCGCAAACACACCCATAACTAAAGCCCATTGAGGCGCACCATTTGCTAACGCGCTCATTTGCCACACAACCAAAAAAGTTCCGAGATATCCAAACATTAGAATAATTCCCCTTTTAATTTTTTGTCTAGCGTGATGCTAAACATAACCATAACAATCAAACCGACAAAAGCAATCATTGAACCTAGAAGCATGGTGATAGTATCAGGCGATTCTATCATACCTGCCCCGAAAACTAACAAACAAAAGCCAGCGATAATTTCAGCAATACAAAAGATGATAAACATGATTAAGCAACCTTTCTGTTTATTTTATCAGGATGGATAACTGTAATTCCAATTTTTCTTACGATTGATCTTACAGAATCTGCATCATCAAACATGATTACATTTTTATGTTTGAATTGTTTGAGAGATAAGAAACTGTTAAGTTGTTTCTTTTTCAATTCACCATCAGGTGTATTGTTACCTTCAGGTCTTGAGATAATCTTATCAACACAGATTCCATTATCCATAAGAAACTCAAGATCAGCATGAGATAAAACCCTTGCTGTGCAAATAATGGTATAGTGTTTTTTTCCAAGTTTAGAAACAAGGTGACCAAGAGGTAAAACCTGATCCTGAAAGATTTTTTCAGGTGTAGAGTTCTCAATCCATTTAGCAAGATTGAGAGTGCCATCAGACAAAGTAGCATGACGATGCGAGGAATCAATGGTAGTTCCATCAAGGTCAAAAATTAGAATATTGTTAAACATGGTATTAATCCTTAATTAATTTATCTTATATATTATATATAGTGTATCTAAGGCTAAAAGTCAAGGGGTGAAAGGCAAAAAAAGCATAAAAAATGAAAAAAAGTTTTTAATGTTTTCAATGAGTTAGCAGATTTCATGAAAGTTTTTTTCGCAATGTTTTCAAGGGGTTACGCCCGCGCCCGGCAAGGGGGCGGTTAGTCGGACTAGTGACCTTGCCCACGCGATGATCACCTTCACACGGCCTCGACCAGGGAAATTCTGAAAATCACTGTTATTTCTTGACATCCCTTAAAGGGAAGAGTATCATAGACTTAAGTTTTGTTATGCGTATAAATCCATTTCAAAAATTTTTTACAAAGGAGAATTTCATGAAATGGGTTTTATTAGTTGTTATATTACATTCTGACGGAAGTATTGAAAAAGTCATGAATGGTGGGCAAGGTTGGGAAGATCGAAATCTCTGCAGAATTTTAGTAGAGCAAGAATATCAAATAATTGCAGAATCAGTATATAATTACTTTCCTATGCCACAAGAAGCTCAAATTATAGGGGTTGGCTGTTACCAACCACAAACTAATCAAGAAGATATGGTAAAGATATTTGAATAATGGCAGAAAAATTTAAATACGGTCCTTTAGTATATAATTTTTTTGGTGAAGACGATGACTCAGGCAATTTTTGGTGGTCTGGTTCTCCTCCCGTAGGTTACGAAGAACCAACAGGAGTGTATAAAATACCAGTTGATGAGTATGGTAATCAGTGCTTACCTGGCGAATGTATTCTTCACCCAAACTGTAGGGTAGAAGAATGGGCTGAACACCCCATCTTAGGTAAAGTTCCAGATCTTGAATGGTGTCGTTCTTGGTTTGAAGACAACTTTTTAGAAATAGCTGAATATGACCTTTGTAGGTATATCCTACGTTGGTATCAGCACAATCATAAGTATGAAGATACGTGGAAATCTTGGAGCAAAGGAAAATCTGTAGAACAGATGATAAGTGAAATATGGCCAGACGTACACAAATCATAGATGCTTTAGTAGACCATCTTGCAGCAAATACAGATATTCATGCTAACAACGTATTTAAGCGTTATCTATATCTAGATGATATTAACGATTGGCCTACCATTACTATGATGCCGCAAACTGAAACACGCATACACCGCGGTGCCGATGCTCGGCAAGGCATATTCACTGTATTTATTAGAGGGTATGTTTATTCAGAAGAAGATTCGCTTGGAACAGCTGAAACATTTGCACAACAAATTGATTCAGCTATAGACACTTTTGCAGATACGTATGTTCAGTATGAAGTAGAAGAGGCACGTGTAATAGAATTAAGAACTGACGAGGGGCTGTTCCATCCCTATGGAATGGCAGACATAACTCTTCAAGTAGTATATGAGGTATCAAATGAAATCAAATAATGCAGTAACAACAACAGTTGATGCGCTAAACCGCAGCTTAGAGGCTCCGCCTCTTGACCCGGTTATGCTGGCGCTCGCTAACGACTATCTATCCGGCAAGGCAATTGATGAATTGGCTGATGAGTATGGAATCTCCGAGGATCGAGTTACATCTGTGATTGAGAAAAAAGAGGTAAAAAACTATATTGATTCAGTGTTTGCCACGCAAGGATATCTTAATCGTATCAAGCGCATCAACCTCATCAATGCAGTGATTGACCAAAAGATTCAAGAAGCAGTGGAGACTGGTATCTATTCTAAAAAAGACCTTCTCGACTGGATGAAACACCTTCAAGAGGTGGAAGCTTCACTTAAGCCTAAAACACAAGGTCCTCAAGTGGCGGTACAAATCAACAACTATGACAAACTTATGAAGGATTTGATGGAATGAACGACTGGTTTTGGGTAGCGTTGGGAGTGACCATCCCTGCTGTCATCTTCTACGGATGTTGGATAGTTTATGGCGGATGAGTATAAAATTACATGGATGATGTGGTACGTGGAACACTGTAAAAAGATGGAAGCGAACAGAACATCATGGGCCGAGCGCGAAAAAATTCGCGGCGAGCTTCGCTCGAAATGGTGGGCGTATGTGGCGCGCACCCGCTGGAACCGTTGGTGGTAATAAGGAGAAACAATGTCAAAACAACCGCGTGATGATGGAAATGAAGCAATTCCAGTACTAGCCTTACGCACGAATCGTGGGCTGCAAGTTCCTTATACTGGCACATCTAATACATCCCCTGAAATCTCACAATCTGTACGCGTAGTCTCGCTCTATGCTACATCCGACTGTTTTATTGAAACTGGAGGCGCATCAGTTGAGGCGAACACTACAAACTCACACTTTCTTCCTTCTGGGTTTATTTATGACATTTCTCTTGGAGCGGAGACTGATCCAACAAATAATGATAAATATATAGCTGTAGTTCAATCTACCACCGCTGGAACTCTATATATTTCTGAGAGAAACTAATGCCTCTAGGAGCGCATCGACTCCTACTTTCTATATCTGCGATGAGGCGTGCTCTTGGTGGAGTTGCGGCTGACCATCTATTAACTCAGGCTGATGATGTTCTCATTGCCCAAGACGGGCGACTGATTCTTGCTGAACAGAGTACGTTTGATACAGGCGAAGCTGAAGTTCCAGTATTTACCATATCAGAGATTTTAACCCAATCAGGCGATATGTTGATTACACAATCTGGTGACGCAATTATCGCAGAACAGTTTGTTGATCCTGAAGATGTAGGCATCAACTTTATATTATCACAATCACTAGACATCTTAACCACTCAAGACGATCAAAGGATTTTAGCTAACCAAAGTGAGCTAACTTAAACATTCATTTTTGACAGGGTAGCGAAACTGTGCAAAAATGCATTAATCAGTGTAGAAATTTTTTGAGGAGATATAATGGCAAACGTAAAAATTACCGAACTTACGGAACTCGCGGCAGTTGATGTTGCCGATAATGACGTTCTTCCTATTGTTGATGTAGGCGGTGATACCACTAAAAAAGTAACAGCAGCTTCGCTACGTACCTCACTCGCAGCAGCTAATGATTATGCCACCTATATTTCCTTAAATGCTAATATTGACCTTGTTCAAGACAATGTTGCCTCTGTAACCGTTGGTACAGCTGCAGACACTGAAACACGTTTAAACGCAAACCTTGATATTGTTCAAGACAATGTAGCGACTAATGCTACAGACATCACCTCACTTGAAACTCGTCGTGCAGACAATACTACCATCTTTATTAATGCATTCACAGGCACCAATACTAACCTAGATACAGTTTCTGCTAATGCTGATTCTTACTATACACAGCTCAATGCCAATATTGATGTGATACAAGACAATGTTACAGCTCAAAACTCTTATATTACCTCTACTTATGCTACTCTCACACTCTTAGACTCTGTACAGGACAATGTTGCTTCAGCTGAGTCGAATGTTAACGCACTTCGAGTTGAATATCTTGCTAATGTGGCTTCAACTGAGGCTAATGTTAATGCTGTTGAGTTAAGGCGAGATTCTAATACTTTTTATACTTACAATACTGATGGCGACCAAGCGAACATTCAAGCTTTTGCAAATGTAGAACCTTTTTCTAATAATATATACTCTCTAGGCGCACCAGATTTAGTCTGGAAAGATGTGTATGTAGGTCCAGGCACTCTACATCTAGGACCTCTCCGTCTTCATTCAAATGACGATGGGACAGGTCTTTTAATTAGAGATGTTAACGATGCACAAGTAACTATCGATACTGGCGTTGCTAATATCACTGCAAACCTCAATTTACTTCAAGATAATGTAGCATCAGCTGAAGCTAATGTGGTATCAGCTGAAACCAGACTCAATGCTAATGTTGATGTGGTGCAAGACAATCTCGCAGTTTACACAAGTTCATCAAATGCTGGCATTCGTGTAGCTGTAGAACAGTTTGGTAATCTGGCTCTGCAGTCTAATACCATTGACTTTGCTATTTTAGATTCATTCGCTCCTGAACACGCAGAAGGTCGTGTACACTATAACGCAGCAAGAAATGCACTAGAAGTTATGGGTCCTGGAATATCTGCTAATGTTATGGTAGGCCAGGATGAAATGGTTTACGTTAAAAATACTTCTGGCGCTACCATTGACCAGTTAAAACCTGTATATCTTGTATCAGAAGACGGTGGAACACCTACTATCGCCCTTGCAAACGCAGCTACTGAAGCTACTTCATATGCCGTTGGTTTAACAGCCGAATCTATTGCTGATGATGCTTTTGGTTTTGTTCAGCGAGCTGGTATTGCGTTTGGTGATACTACGGGATTGACTTCAGGTCAACGAGTTCACGTAGGTCCCACAGCTGGTTCTTTACAAAATCTTGCCCCAACTTATCCTTATTTTGCCGTTGATTTAGGTATTGTGCTCATCACTGATGGAACAAATGGTTGTATTTATTTAGATGTACAAAACCAAACAGCTGAATCGTTCCGAGTAACAGGTTCTGCTTATGTAGATGCTGATTTAACTGTTGCTGGTAACCTTGCAGTTTTAGGTTCAGAGTCTATTACCTCGGTCAATTCTCTTGCAGTTGCTAACTCACTTATGTATTTAAACTCTGGCGATACAATCGGTGATTCTGCAACAGTATTTATCGGATCTGGTTTAGATGATGCTACCCTATTGGGACACTATACTGGACCAATTACAGAACAGTTTAATGTAAAAATTAATGCTACAGGTACTCCTGATACCTTTGACTGGTCTCTTGATAACTTTACTTCTCGTGAGGCAGTTGGCGTTGAGATAACTGGTGGGCAGCAGTCTCTTGCTAATGGTATCTCAGTTACATTTGAAGCTACCACAGGACACACAATAGGAGATGAGTGGGGCGGTGTTGCTGCTCCTACACAAGTTGATACAGGTTGGGTATCTAACCGTAATGCTGGACAGTCAGAACCTGGATATACACATCTTGGCATGTTCTTTGACATTTCTGATGCAAAATTTAAAATGTTTGATGAATACGATCCAGAACCAAATGCTTCAATCGATATCACCGATGGCTCGTTCTCATATGGCGATCTTGTTCTATCAACTCTTGAATCTACAGTTGCTACAGGCACTGCACCATTTACAGTTGCTTCAACAACTCTTGTCACAAATCTGAACGCAGATCTGTTAGACGGG